AAGAGCAGCAATCCTTAAGGGCGAAGTAACATCACAACAACTAGAGAAGTTCCTTTCTCCATATATTGATGAGTTGTACAATATTATTCCATCTAATCATAATTATGAAGCATTAACATTTGGTGTGGGTGGCGTTGCTAACGCAGCCAAAGGATACAACAAAATGATGACTAAAGTAATGACCACACTTGCAAGCGTAGAAAATCCTATTCGTGGTTCTCTCTTTGATAAGTTGGCAATTGAAAATGTTGCACGACGAGCAGCGTACCTAGAGTCACAAGGTGTCCAGATGACAACTGGTCAGTTCAATGCTTTACGTCAAGGTGCGGGCCGTGATGCTTTGCAAGAGATGGAAAAGACTCTTTACACCATTAATAACCCTAATCGTTTTATTAATTCATTACGTGCAGTAATGGCGTTTCCAGGAGCAAATGCTAACGCATTCTTTCGTTATGGTCGCCTTGCAGCAAAGAACCCAACTCGCGCAGCGGCGATAATATCTAACTACGGACGCGCATACACAACATTTGCTGTAGACGAGTACGGCAACCCAACAGATGATATTAACAAGATGTCTCACCTAGTTGTACCTGGAAGCAAAGAATTTCCAAAATTTTTTCCTGGAAACAAAAAGGGACAAGGCGTAAAACTTAGTTCTCAGTCTCTAGGTTTTCTTCTTAACCGACCAGGACCGTCATTTGTTACAGGTCTTTCAGTAGGTCAAATAATGCAGAAGTTTCATAAAACAGAAGCAGAGTTTGAAGAACTAATGACATTTGGTGGAGTAAACTACTACAAGGTTATCTTCCCCTACGGTCCACCAACATCAGTACGAGATGCTTACACCCCTGCTTGGGTTAAGAATGCGGTTAACGCTGGACCAGACTGGCAAAGAGAACTTGCAAGTAAAATATTTGGTCAAAGCGGACAAAGAGATTATTTGAGTTCTTGGAAATCTGTTTACAACTACAACGCAATGTTAGTTGAAATGGGAATCCAAGATGATATGCCATCTGATATAGAGATAGAAAAGCAAGTAAAGGCGCTATTTCGTTCTAAGTTTTATTCTACATTTGCATCACCATACGCAGGTATTCCCTACAAGGTAGATAATGCTCCAATGGCACTTACTTCAAATCTGTACTTTAAATTACAGGAAAAGTACAGAGTACAGGGTTTGGGTAATCAAGATGCACGCGATGCCGCTGGCGAAGAAATGCTTTCTTTGCTTGGGCCAAAGTTTATGCTTGATAGAGTAACATATACTGGTTCATCTAAGAACCTTAATACTCCTGCAACAAGTGAAGCATATGCACGCATATTTGAAGATAACGATGATTTAGTTGGACGACTTGTTAACATTGAGCCAGGTGAAATCGGACTGGTTGGCTTACTGACTGCTGACTTGGATTACGACCCATCAAAACAGTCAAACAACATTCTTGCACTTCTTGCTAATCCAGGTGCAACGCTCCCAGGAACAAGTAAGAACCTTAACGAACTCAAGATGACTCCACAGGAGATTGAGACTGAGCGCATTAAGCAACGTACTTGGAACACCTACATGGCTACTAAGGCTGCGCTAGAGGCTAAGATTACTGATGGTAAGACACTACGTGCTCACCCAGAACTAAAGGCTGTTCTAGATAACCTTGCTGTTACTGTATTCAAAGAACAGAGCCAAGCATGGTATGACCAATACCAACTTGCTCAAAGCGGTGATACTTCTTACAAGTATGCCCGAGCATTGACTGAAATTGTTAATGACAAGAAGTTCATGTCAAAAAATGGTAAGAGTCAACTTTGGCAAGATACTCAAGAATTTCTAAATGCTCGTTCTATGTTTGTTGTAGCCTATCAGATGCTACCAGACTATGACCCACGTAAGGCTATGCTAAGAGAAGCATACAATATGTGGACAGAGCAGAACGTCAGCCAATGGGATGGCAACTTGAAAACAATTATTACACGATACTTTGACAATGACTCACTAAAGGCGGCTAACTAATATGGCAGAATCAAAGACACCATTGGCAGACGCACAAAAACTTTCGCCTGAAGTAGCGGCAATTATTAATGCAATTGTTGCAGGTGGCGGCGGTGGTAATAGTCCACAGGCTGGAACAAATACCTCAACTAGTAAAACTAAATTAACAAAGAATACAGCACTTGCAATTTTGCAGGCTGCTGCAGAAAGTGCTGGCTATGCTGCTAAGTTTACAGCAGCAGACGTAGCAGCGTTCATGAAAGAATTTGATGCCGAGCAGGCTAGACAAATTGAGAAGATAGTTACTTCTACTTCAAGCAAAACAGTGCCTGGTGCTACAGAAGATGCGGTTGATAAGACAACCTCATCTACGGCAAAGACAGAGTATCCATCCTTCTTTGACCCTGGTCGGTTTACATTAGACTGGGTTTGGGGTAAGGTTAACTTTGGTGACGAGAAGACACTAGGCTCTAAGTCTCTTGGCATACTAGCCCAGGTACGTGGCCTAGTGGCTAAGTTCCATATCTTTGGCGTTGCTGATAATGAAGTAAGAGATGTTGCTAAGCAGATTGCTATGGGCAAAACAACTCTTGCTGACTACACTGTTGAACTTCAAAAAGTTGCAACAAGAGAATACCCACAGTTTGCTGACCGATTTGCTAAGGACCCAACCTTAACAACCTATGATATTGCTGAGCCTATCATTAAGATGCTTGCAAAGACATGGGAAATACCTGAGGAAGACGTTACAATGGATAACCCCCTAGTAATGTCCTACACAAACTATGCTGGACCTGACGGTAAAGGTGTTGCTCCATCACGTTATGACTTATTGCTTAAGGCAAAGAACGACCCTAAGTACCAATTGACAGAAGAAGCGAACAATAACGCACGCGATTCTGCAACTAGTTTTGCTAGAGCGTTTGGATTTGGAGTATAATGGGTGCATATGAGCAAGCCGCAGAAGCACGCATGGCTGCCGCAAAGGCAAAAGCAGAATTAGACGCTGCATATAAAGCAGATGTAGCAAAAATATATGCTAACAATCCAGTAGTAGATGAACAAACTAAAATTGCTGGTGCTAGGGCTTCCATTGCTGCTGCAGAAAGTGCAGGCATTCCAACGGTTGCAAAACCAGAAACTGCAGCAGAACGTTTAACACGCATTAGACTAGCGCGTGAAGCAACACAGAGTGGGGCAAATCCAGACAATCCTAAACCAACCGAAGACCCAGGTCCTGGAATGTATTGGGCTAACTTTGGTGGCACTTGGCGTAAGTATAAATCCCCAACAGTTGATACACCCGCTGGCAAAGTACCAAAATTTGGAGAACCAGGGTACGTACTAAAGTTTGGAGACCCAGGATACGTCTTGAAGCCTGGAGACCCAGGTTATGTAGCGCCTACTGCTGATGAAGTACCAGAAAGACCAGTAGGCACGCCTCCTGCTTACGTTTATGACCCTGTATCAAAGACATACAAAGAGCCAGCCAAGCCAACAGGCCCTGGAACATGGGTCTTTGACCCAAATAAAGGCTGGGTTGATACTACAATTGTCCCTGGCCCAACAGGCATCCGTGCTGACGGAACAAAAACATTAGCACTAGATACTTTTAAGAATACACTTGCACTCCTATTCGGAGCAAAAGAAGCAGGTCAACCTTGGGTTACTGCGCTATATACAAGTGCATCAAAGTTCTATAACACTGGTTCAACTATTGATGAATCAATCAACTTATCTTTGCAGGACGTGCGTTTTAATAAAGAATTGAAGCCATTTACAGACCGCTTTAAGGGCATCTATGCTCTTACAGACAGACTTGCTGGTGGCGAAGCAATCGAAGTACCAACTGTTGCAGAATACTTTAAGTCAGAATCTTCTATGGGAGATATCCTTCGTGCCGCTGGCATGGGAGAACTTGCTACGCAAGATTTCCTCGGTGACATCATCGGACGCGGTAAGTCAGTCCTAGAGGTAACTAACCTAATTACAGATACATTTGATAGAATTGATAATGCCCCATCTGCCCTCAAGGCAGACCTATTGTTGGCATTCCCAGGAGCAGACAGAGCATCTATCGCTAAGGCAATGCTTACTGGCGTAGCAGGTGCTGCTGAGTTGACCAAGAAGGTTAAGGCAATCAGCGTACAGTCTGCAGCAAAGACACAAGGCATAACCATTAACGACCTAACCAGTCAAGATATTGCAGCCCAAGGCTATGACTACAACAAGTCACTTCAAGGCTTTGCAACTGTCAAGCAGACAGCAGAACGTGGCGCAACCCTTGGTCGCATGAGCGGTATTGACCTGACACAGCAAGAAGCGATTGCTTCTGCGTTTGGTTCAAATGCTGCGGCAGATGAAAAACTCAGAAAAATTAGAGAAGAAGAAGCCAATAGATTTAATGCTTCTTCTGGCCGATTAGCCTCGCAAAATCGCACAGCAGGCTTAATATAAATAGAATCCTATGTGACCCACCAGCCCACATAGCGTATAAGACTGGTAGCAAGAGCCAGCCTAGTTCCCCGACTAGAATCTGAGGCTTGCGATTCAAACGAATAGAAGGGTGGGTTGCTATGAGCAACAACTACTGGGATGAAGACGAAGACGACCAAGATACCGACAACGAAGTGCAGATGGATGGAAGTGACTTACTTAAAAAGTTACGGAAAGCCAAGCGCAACGATGAGAAGCGTATTAAGGAACTCACTGAGCAACTTGAGGGATTATCCAAGTCGCAGCGTGAGCGTACAGTCAAAGAAGTCCTAGAACAGAAGGGTGTCAATCCAAAGGCACAACGATTAATCTTAAAAGACTTGGATGATATTACCGAAGAGTCAGTTAATAACTGGCTTGAAGATAATGGAGACTTGTTTGGATTAACCAAGCCAGAGGTAAACGAAGAGAAGGAACTAAACCGAGCAGCCTTACGGCAGCAAGATGTAGTTACTCAACTTGGTTCAAGCCCTGACCGAGCAGAAGATTTATTGAGTCGAATTAATAATGCGGCATCCGCAGAAGAACTCAACTCTATTATCTACTCTCAACAATAATTTACATAGTAATTTCACAACTCACCTAGGAGGTGAACAACAATGGCTAATGCATATACATCCAGTACTGGCAATCTCGCTGGTACCGCTGGTGCTGCAGGTCTCGTCCAAAAGGCGTATGACCGTCTACTAGACTTTGCGTTGCGTTCAGAACCCCTAATTCGTTCAGTCGCCGACAAGCGTCCAACAAAATTAGCAAACCCTGGCTCAACCGTAGTTCTACAACTATACGCAGATTTGTCTGAACAGACAACTGCACTCACAGAATCAACTGAGCGTGACTCAGTACAGATTGCTGCTCCAACATCAGTTACTATTACTCTTGCCGAGTATGGTAACTCTGTCCTTGTTACACGTGCTTTGGAACTATTCAGCCTTGCTGACGTAGACCCAGCAATTGCTAACATCATCGCTTTCAACCTTGCAGGTTCAATTGACACAGTCGCACAGACTGAACTTCGTGGCGGTACAAATATCATCTACGGTGGTACACGTACTAACACAGTAACAATTGCTGCTACAGATACAATCACTTCTGCTAACATCCGTAAGGCTGTTGCTAAGTTGCGTTCAGGTCTGTCAGTTCCACGCAAGGGCTCACTCTACTGGTGCGGTATTCACCCAGAAGTTTCACACGACCTTCGTGCTGAGACTGGTGCTGGTGGATGGCGTATTCCTCATGAGTATGCTGCAGGCGAGAACATTTGGGCTGGAGAAATTGGTTCATACGAAGGAGCCTACTTTGTAGAGTCTGCTCGTATGTTCAAAGATACTGATGGTGCTTCAAGCGCCCAGGTATACCGCACAATTCTTTGTGGTAAGGAAGCATTGGCTGAAGCCGTTGCTGAAGAGCCACACGTAGTTATCGGTCCAGTCATCGACCAGTTAATGCGTTTCCGCCCAATGGGTTGGTACGGCGTTCTAGGCTTCAAGCGTTACCGCGAAGCAGCCTTGTATCGTATTCTTAACGGTTCATCAGTCGCATAGTTGATTGACTGAGGGGCAGGGGAAACCCTGCCTCTTGGTAAATTCATTAGGGAGAACAATGGCAACGTACACACTTGTAACACCAACCTTGGAACAAGGACACATTGGTATGCACCGTTTGTTCACACACTTTAAACAACGCACAAAGAGTTATACTATCATCTTAGATGCTGGTGTTTACTCGCTTATACAGTATCCAACCGAAGATGAGTTAGCAACTTACACTGCTTACTATATGGGTGGATGTCAACATACTGGGATTACTGAGGCTATCAGAACAGCAATGATTGCTGATGCCATTGTAACTTCAGCCAACTTTACGGTGGAATAATGGGACAAATGCACCAACATATTAGCAAAGTACTTGACTGGGGCTTTACGGCAAACCATGACTTTATTGCAACTCGATGGGGATGTGTTCTCTGTGATGAGACACAAGATAAACCATTTGAGTATGAGGAAGTTTCTATTGACCATACTCAGTGTGGTGAAGATTGCTTTGGTTGCAAAGCCAGAAATCTTCAGTTAAATACAGGTGATGCTAGAGGCGATGTAATCGCAAGTGGCACAACACAAAAGAAGTGGAACTCTGAACTCGAAGCATATCGTAGTGCTAGAGCACAGGGCATCCAGCCTAACGGTACAAAA